CTCACTACTACATTAGACGAACTAGAAAGTGCTTACTCCAATATTGCCTCTATAAACGATACTTTAGAGGTTCAACTTGTTGGTATATGGGCTGCTGCTTCAGAGGGTGCAGACAACTACCTCAAAAAGTTAAGGGATGTAACACAAGAGTCTGCAAGGGCTGCTGGTGAGGCTTACTTGACTAGAGATGCTGGCATAATAGACCAGTTTAAATCTGACCTATTTAGCGATGAAGATAGTTCTGGTATTGTTGCTAAGATTAATCAGACTATAAAAGAACTCGAAACGAATATAGAAGTTCTGGACAAAAATATGTTTAAAAGTCCAGAAGGTCAAAAAAACCTTGAGTATATGAAGGGACAGATTAATAAATTTCAAGCTGCAAAGCAAGAGTTTTTACACCTTTTTGAGAAAGGTACAACTACAGAAGAGTCCGTAATACGAATTTTGGCCCTGCGTGAACAGTACGAAAGGCATGGGTCTCAAGCTATGATTACTCGTATAGATCGTATTATTGAGGAACTTGGCTTACAAGATGAAATTTCTGCCTACAGAAAGAAGTTAGCTAAGGACCAAGAGGATACCCAAAAGAGAGAACAGGATGCTGAACAGGATGCTCAGGATGCTTTAGTACGCAACGCAAGAATCATGGAGGCTTGGGGTAAGCAGATAGCTAAGGGACAAGAGGAAAGAGATTCTAAAAAGGCAAAGGCTCTTAAAGAACAAATTGCTGCCGAAACTAACCTGTTTGAAGTTAACTCTAAGTATGAGAAAGAACAAGACGATATAAGAAATAAAAAGAAGGCCACGCTATCTGAAATACAAAGAAAGCTAGACCAACAACTATACTTAGCTAACTCTATCATGCACTCTGAGGCTGATGCAGAAGTTATAGCCCTTAGTAAAGCTGCTGTAGCTAGACAAAATTTTGAATTGTCTCTTAAAGAAAAAGATTTAAACGAAGACCAAATACTAGATTTCATGAAGCAGTATGATGAACTGCAAGTCATCTTGGAAACTAATAAAGAGATAACAGAAGAGAAAAAGCGCCAATTAGAAGTTAGTGAAAAAATATCAGCTAGTCTTGTTAATATGTCAGATGCAGAATATCAGATGTTCTTGACATATCAAGCCTATGGACAAAGCAGAGTTGCAGGTGCTAAAGCCAAGCCACCTAAAGCCCCAACAGGACCAAAAGGCAAAGAACCAACAACTATGGAAGGCCCAATCAAGGCTCTGAAAAGACAGATAGAGTTAAGTAAGGCTTTGTTTGGATTAGAGGGTGATGCACGTAGGGAACAAGAAGTCTATATGCAACTTAAGTTTCAGAACCAAGACGCTGACATTAAGGCTAAAGAAAGTCAACTAAGGTCTCTATCTGAACTTGTAGCGGAAGAAGAGAGAAGAACCAGAGTATTTGAAGAACAGAGGGAAGTACAGAAGGAAGTAGCAGACACTATAGCTAACAGTATGGGCGATGCCTTGATGTCTATGGTAGATGGCACTAAGTCCGTTAAAGATGCCTTTAAATCTATGGCTGCCGAGATTATTAAAGAACTGTATCGTATCTATGTTGTCAAACAGATCACAGGTATGATTAGTGGTGGTATAGATAGCTTTATGGGCTTTAATGCTTCTGCTAGTGCCAACGGCAATGTCTTTAGCAATGGAAACTTAGTACCATATGCTGATGGTGGTGTAGTAGGTGGACCCACTTACTTCCCTATGAATGATGGTCGTACAGGTCTAATGGGAGAAGCTGGCCCAGAAGCTATTATGCCTTTAAAAAGAGGTAAAGATGGTAAGCTAGGTGTACAGGCAGAGGGTGGTGCTGGTGACGTTATTATTCATCAGAACTTTAACTTCCAAGCTAACGGTGATGAGAGTGTTAAGAAGATCATAGCACAACAAGCACCAGCTATCGCTAACATGACCAAGAAACAGATACTAGATGATCGTCGTAGGGGTGGTCAGATGAAACAAGCGTTTGGGTAAGGAAACCTCATGGCACTAAAGACTGCACCAACTGATATAGGCTTTGCACAAATAACCCTTAGTGCTATGAACGCTGTTGCCACCTCTGAGTCTCCCTTCACTTATAAACAACAGATAGTACAACACACAGGTCAAGCATGGAAAGCCTCAGTTACTATACCACCTGTCAGGAGAGACTTAGGTGAACCTTGGGTAGCTTTCTTGTTGTCGTTACAAGGGCCAGTTAATACCTTTCTCTTGGGTGATCCTAATTGTGTAGCCCCAAGGGGTACAGCAGAAGATGGTGACATAGTAGCAACGGGTACTGCTGGTGATTCCTCTGTTACTTTAACCCTTAGTAATGGTGGAACACTTAAAGCTGGTGACTACATACAACTAGGTTCAGCAAGCACAGCTAGGCTACATAAGGTCTTAGCAGATATTTCTACTACGGGGGCAGTAGACATATGGCCTAACCTTAAGGCTACTTACTCTGGTGCTGCTGTAACTGTAGACAATGCTAAGGGTGTCTTTAGGCTAGTAAGTAACGTACAAGATTGGCAGATAGGTAACTCTAGTACCTATGGTATCTCCTTTGAAGCTGTAGAGGTTATAACATAATGACTAGGACTATTCCCTCAGTAGTACTTAATGCCCTAGACGATGATATAATCTCCCCCTTCTTTGCTGTAGAACTATTGTTTGATAGCCCTAATGAACTTAGATTGTGGACAGGGGTAGGAGACCTTTCTTACGGTGGTCACACTTGGACAGGATCAGGCAACTTACTAGACATATCTTCTGTAGAAGAAGGTGCTGATCTTGCTGTTAGAGGTGCTACTATTACCCTAAGCGGTATGACCTCTGAGGTAGTCTCTCTTGCCCTACAGGAACCCTACCAAGGTCGTGTCTGTAACATATACTTTGGTATTACTTCAGACACTACAGCCTTAACTCAGACGTTCTCTGGCTACATGGATCAGATGAACATACAGGAAAACCCCGATACAGCCACCATAGAACTGACTGTAGAGAATAAACTAATAGACCTAGAAAGACCAAGAGTTGCTAGGTACACTTCTGCTTATCAGAAGTCAGTCTATCCCGGAGACCTTGGCATGGATTTTATAGAGGACTTACAAGACAAAGAGATAATATGGGGAAGAAGCCCTGATAAAGCTAGAACTGCATAAGGAAATAACTAATGGGTATTAGCTTAAAAAGTCTTGCCAAAGCTGTTGTTAGGGTAATAGTACATGCAGCTATAACCTTTGCTGTAACTCTTACCATGGGACCTATGGCGGGTACAGCTTATGCGTTCTCAGCACTATCCTACGAGACCTCTAGGGCGTTAAGACCCAGTTTAGGTGGTATGGGTGGTACTGAACGTAAGAGAGGCTATGAAGTAACACAAAGGGGTTCTACAATATCCCATCAGATCATCTATGGTAAGATGAAAGTTGCGGGTGCTAGAATATTTGATGGTACTACAGGTACAGATAACGTAGACCTACACAGGGTTGTTGCCTTTGCTGGACATGAGATAGAATCTTTTGAAGAGATATATATTAATGATGAAGTAGCAACTATAGACGGTAGTGGTACTGTAACCTCTCCTAGTCGTTACCAAGGTAAGATTAAGATTTATCAGCACTTAGGCTCACCAAATCAAGCTGCTGATAGTAACTTAGTTAGTGCTGTATCTAGTTGGACAGGAAACCATAGACTTCGTGGCATTGCTTATTTGTACTGTAAGTTCACTTATGATGTAGATGCCTTTCCTAATAACGTCCCTGAGATTACCGCTGTCATTAAAGGTAAGAAGGTATATGACCCTAGAACCTCTACTACCGTTTGGTCTGACAACCCTGCCCTTTGTGTAAGAGATTATCTGACAGCTACAGGATATGGATTAGGTGAAGCTGCCGCTAACATAAACGATACAGCCTTTACCACTGCCGCTAACATATGTGATGAAACTAACACAGACGCTGGTACAACACGATATACAGCCAATGGTGCTTTTACTACAGCAATAGAGCCACAGGAACTTATAGCTGATCTTATGACCTCTATGGGGGGTACTATATGGTACACTCAGGGTTACTGGAACGTAAAGGCTGCTAAGTGGACTGCCCCTGTACTAGACCTCAACGAAGATGACCTTAGATCAGGTCTTAGCTTGTCAACTAGACACTCTCGCCGTGATAACTTTAACAGTGTCAAAGGTACGTTTAGAGGTTCAGAAAGTAACTGGCAAGTTACAGACTTCCCACCTGTAACTAATGACGCCTTTGTTGAGGCTGATAATGGGCAAGAATCTTCTGTAGACTATGATCTTCCTTGGACTGATAACTCTATAGAAGCCAGAAGAACAGCTAGGATTGTATTAGAACGTAACAGACAACAGTTAACTTTTACAGCATCCTTTGGTCTTAGGGCTTTTCAAGTACAGACAGGAGACAATGTAAGGATCACTAATACCAGACTTGGTTGGACTAACAAAGAGTTTGAGGTTGTCTCTTGGACATTTGGACTACAGAATGAGTACGACCTCCAAGTAGAAATGACCCTCAAGGAAATATCTGAAAGTGTCTTTGATGAGGTTGACGATGGTATAGTCTACGAAAGAGATAATACTACTTTGTTGTCTCCTTTCACAGTTCCTAACCTTGGCATAAACATCAGTACTGAGTTAAGGAGAGTTAAGGGTAAGACCCTTGGTGTCCTACTGCTTGACATAAACAACACAAGTACTCTGATAGATACAGCAGAAGTGCAGTTTAGAAAGACAGGAGACACTAACTTTACAGCTA